TTGTTTGACCCGTAAATTGTGACTGCACCGCCAGCGCCGAACGTTCCAAAAGCTTGGAATGTCTTGTCCGTAAACCGGGCAATACTGATATATGCGCCGGAATCCGCCTCCGTTAAAGGTGTCCATTGCATTGTTTTTTCATATGTTCCGTGGTCATTTCTGACGTTTACGGGTTGGATTACAGCCATGTTTTTCTCCTTGTGTAATTTACCATGTTTTTTACTAACTTAAAATGTCCAAAGCAGCCCCATAAATGAACAGCCAATTATAGCGCCCCAGATAATTTCGCCCCAATGCCAGTTTGCATTAATCGCGCCTGTTCTGAATTGCTCAATACTAACGCCTGCATAATAAGCAACCGGAAACAGCGCCCCTAATAATATGGGGAGAAGCGAATAAAACCCTAAAGACAATACCGCCCCGGCAAATACGCCCCTCTGTATGGCCTTTTTAACGCCGTACGAGCGCCCGAAACCTTTATTGATATATGGCCCCCAATATCCCCTATACCCGCCAACAGCGCCGATTTCTTCACCTACGGATGAAGCCATAGCTACCCACCAGCAAAGCCCTAGAAACAAAGCCTGCTGCCATGGGAAGAACAGCAAACACCATGAAGCAAACAGGAAAGACGATAATTGCGTCCCGTCATAGAACCAGTCAAAAAATCCTTTGTAATTCCAGATATTCTTATGCTGTCCGCCTTTGATCGACATAAGGGCAGCGCAGACTGGAATTGATATAAAGACGAATGCTTCCATAAGTTATGCTTTCAGGTAAACGGCAGGCAATGCACCGCCTACTCTTGTTCTTGTTACCGCCCCAAATGGTGTTGGAAGCGCCCCTGTGTTTGCAATATATAACCAATCTTCAACGGTTGCTGCGTCCGGTTGGGATGAAGCGTTTCCGTACAGTTGCATGATGTATGAGTCAGTGAAGTTAAAGGTCTTAACCGTTGCTCCTGTTGCTCCTCCGGTATTTTGATAGGCGAGGAAATAAGCTCCAGCTTCTAAAGTGACTGAAATCGTGTCTTCAACGTCTACGTTGTTTGATGTTGTGGCCGTTGCAGAGGCAGAACCGTAAATCTTTGTGGTCGGAACGCCGTTTTCCATCTTGTAAATACCAAACCGAACGGCGGATGATGCAACGCCAGTCACAACCCTTACGCCAATTCTTGTGAAGGTTGTTCTGGCCGGGATGATAATTGGAGGGCAGGCAATTAATAAATCCTTGGTAACTGCCGCGCTTGAGGCTGAACCCCATTCAGCGGAAAAATAATATCGGCCTGTTGTAATGCCGGGATTTAAAGTTGTCGGGACTTCGTTTCCGGTCGCTCCTACAATCTTTCCAGATGTCCGGAATGTGAGATAGGAACGGTTGCAGTCCATCAGGTAGGCATTTGTGTATGTAACGCCTGACAAATCCATATCACCGTCATACAAAGTGATATTCGTATGTGAGCCAGCTACGGAATCAATCGCTGGTTTGTAGAACGAAATATTCTGGACGGTTGCCGATCCTGTTTTCTTGTATTTCGCCTCATGGACAAACATAAGATCGATAGTATTTGCGCCTGCTGTGACTTCAATATAGTCATAACCGCCGATAGCATGACCCGGCGATACAATCGCACCGTTTGTCGTATCGACAATGGTTTTTCGCATACGGTTTGTGACAAAAGTTCCAGATCCGCTTGTGCCTGCGGATGGTGTCCACGTAACAATGTCCTGACCAAGAATAGCAGCAGCGTCAATTGAGGCCGTAGCCGATATGATTGTGGTAGAGCCAGTAATATCTACTTCTGTGGTGATCGTAGCTAAGCTGGACGTAAATGATGCTGTCGTGGAGCCAGCAGGACGGAGGGCAACAACGCCCGTGCCAGCAGTCTGAAGGTTTAAAGCGCCCGTGCCTTTTGTTGTGATGCTTAAGGGCTGGTTTGCGCCTGAACCGATAGCGGCCATAAGCGGCCCCGTTCCCGTTGCGCGTCCTGTAATTTGAACGCCGGATGCTTGCGAACCTGTAGAGTTATCAATTAACAGGGAAGGATTTGTCGCGCCGTTTGCGCCTACTGCAAATGCGGAAGCGGAGGCAGTGGTTAAAGTCGTAACGCCAGATGCGAGCGCCGTTGTTGTTAATGTTCCAGTTGAGGAATCAAATGCTAGTCCAGCGTTGGATTTTGGAGGCAAGTTTCCGGTTGCCGCTGTTGCGAACAACGGGAAACAGGTCGTATCAGAAGCTTCGTTTGCTACTGTGACATTTGTTGAAGTTGTAGCAGTTGCAGCATTGCCTCCAATACTAAGACCAGCCGCAGTGCCAGTTAAGTTTGTGGCAACACCGGATGTTGGAGTTCCTAGCGCACCGCCATTTACAACAGGTGCGCCAGCAGAACCGACATTAATTGCCAAGGCAGTCGCTACGCCCGTTCCAAGGCCGCTAATACCGCCAACTGGAACCGCTGTAGCTATAATCGTTCCGGAACCAGATGCGGCAATAATCGCGCCCGTACCGACAACCATTGCTGCCGTTGTATTCGTTCCGGATGTTATCGCATCAAATCCCGCCGAAGATGACGAAGATGCACCGTAGGAGCCGATAGCGTTCCATTCAGTGCCGTTGTAAACAATCTCTACAGCTTGAAAGTTTCTATCAAGGACAAAGGTTGCAGCGCCATCAATCGTCTTGCCGTTGCCGCTGATTGTAATGTTGTATGTGGCTGCATCGCCATTGCCGTCTTTTACAATTATTGACCGGGATGTGGATGGGGATGCTGGAAGCGTAATAGTGGTTATTTGTCCCACTGTTTTCTTCATTGTAATAATATAATCATCGGAGGCAACAGTTACGCCGCCTGCTGCTGTAATAACGCGCTCTGTTCTAGCTGTCGCCGTGCCGTTGATTGTCACATTCGTTAAGGTGACGTTTGATATTTCACCGCCTACGAAATAAACATCATCGTATTCCTGACCCGCAATAACGTTTCCATTATCAGCAGCTTCGCGCTCTGGAAGCCATGTAAGGCGTTTAAGTGCCTGATAGGTTACATCGCCGCTCATTCTATTTCCTCACTGTTTTTGATAGCGCCGAAAGCGCATATTGCCCCGGACGCGTGTAAGAGCCAGCCGCTAAAGCTCCCAATGCTAGGCCGGGTATAATCGCTGGCGCTGCCATAGCTGCCGCGCCTCCCGTACCTAAAGCACCTAAAGCCCATAATGCACGGCCTGCCGTACCTGAATCCGGGACTTTGCTAGGCAGAACCATTTTTCCGGCTTCTGATAGGTCTTGCAGTAAGGCATCGCCCTTGGCAAAAGCCCCTCTTCTGACTGAATTGTCTGAAGATTTAACGGCGCTTTGTAATTGGGCAGGGGTGAAAATGCCCTTTTCATTACCAACTGCGCCTGCTGCTTTTTCTAACCGGACATACTTTGCAAACGCAAGGTCTGTGTCCTTTAGTTTTTGTGCAAGGTCAGGCGCATTGTTTCTTCCCAACATTGCGGAATATTCGCTTTTAACATCGGAAAAAATCTCACCCATTAATTGCTGGTCTGGGTCTAAAGATTTACCATACGTGTTTGCGTTTTTCGTCAGCCTACGCATGATTTCTTTATTTTGCTGGCCATCTACAATGCCATTAACGGCACGTTTATTAATAATATCATCGAGAATATTACTTACTTGCTTGGCTTTTGATGCAGGGAGCAGGGATGCTTTACTCAAGGCTGATGAAAGCCCTGTCGTGAAGTCATTATCAATTACTCCGGTCATTTGTGGCAGAACATTGTCATATGACTGACCAATGGTGTCGTAAACGTGATTTACAAGGTCGCGGCCAACAGAAACATTCTTGGGAACCTTCGTTCCTAAAGAAGCAAGGACTTCGTTTCCAACGCTCACATTGAAATCGTTAATTCCTCTTGAACGGGCTGCGTTAATGGCATCGCCAACAATAGGAATGCTAGTTGATTTATCTTCTATAGCCTTAAGGAGACCGCCTGCCCTTTGGCCGCTTGTCAGCCTAACGCCGCTATTTTGCAATAGCCGAACCTCGTTGCTTAATGGGACTTTTGGGGCTTTCTGAATAACATTGCCAGCTTGTTTGGCCAGCGCAGTCGTAGTGTCGGCAGCGGCATCAATAGCAGACGTACCTTTAATAGGGATGAACCCGGCCAGCAAATTCCCAGCATCAGCCACGGCCTCAATATTTCCTGCGGCACGGGGGTGTTTTTCCGCAAAATCACCGTATTTCTTAATGGCAGAACCCGCGACATCGCCGACAGGAGAATTCGCAACAACAGAATAGACATTTGATGCTCCCTGCCTGATTGGGTTTTCAATAGCGTTAGGCAAAGCCCTAAAGCCGGAAGTTAAGACTTCAGTCCCAACATCTGTGGCAAGTTGCGCTTGCTTCAATGCCATTTGAGAATAAGCTTCTAAAGCCGATCTGTCACCACCTACATACCTTTCAGCAATTTTTTCCATTTGCCCGGTTCTTTTTTTGGCATCACCGGAGACCCTTTCAAGGAAATTTTGCTCAATTCTGGGCTTTTCAGCTACTTTTGGAGCCGGGTAATTCTCCGCCATGACCTTGGCAATATCCGCATCAGCCATACCAGCCGGGAATTCAATAATCGTGCCGTCAGGGGCTTCAACTTCAATGCTATCTTGCACTGGCATGGTAGGGAGCATGTCTGGCGAGGCATCTGTCATATTGCCAGTATCCGCAGCAGCCAACATCATTGATTTGTTGGGGGGGCCATAAGTATCTTGAGCCTGTGGAGATGTCGGCCCTATTTGAAAATAGTTTGCAGCTTTTTTGCCGCCTTCTTGCTCAATCATAGCAGGTATTATTCTATCAATATCAGCCTCAGTAAGTACCTGATCTGGCTGTATACCTGTTTTTTGAGAAACAAAATTTATATAATTTCCAGTATCGTTTTCTGTTGGTGGAGCCCAAGTGGAAATAAGATTTTTCAAGCTAGGCTGATAATTCTCACCATAATTTGCTTTCATGGCGTTTGATTTACCGATAATTTTTACCGTTAAATCTCGACGCATAGCATCAAGGCCAGCATCAGGACTGTCAAAAGCTTGGAATCCTGCGTTCTGCCCTAAAGGACGCATGTTGCCGGGGTTGTTATTTCTCATTGAAAGAGGGTTCATTCAAGCTTTCCAGTTGCCGGGTTCCAGCGTTTGCGGGTTCCTGTGTTGGGTGTGCTGCCTACGGGTGCAACTTCTTTGTTTAAATCTGCATACTTAGCCTGTAATGACATAAGCGTACTAAGCGCAGCTTGACGGTCGCCGATAGGTTTCTTGGAATTACCAAGATCAGCAGCCATCTTTTTATAGTTTTCCATATCGAAATTAGACTGTGGGCCTTCCATGCGCGGTACGTTGGAAACCAACCACCCAGAAAGAAGCTCTAGGTCTGTATTAGCCTGTGTTTTTTCATCACTAATTCCAACTGCGCTCTTTAAAACATCACGACCAGCGCCCATAAGGCTTCCAGTTGCCTTTGGTAACAAGATTTCGGCTTTTTGCAGTATATCTATTGTATTTTCAGCGTTCTTTGCCTTCTTAAGAAGGTCTGCTGTGACAACGGATTCAAGCTCTGCTGCTTTATTGGCTGCTGTAATTTGTGGTTCAATCTCTAATTGCTGTTCAAGCTTGGCTGCTTCCATTGCTCCAGCTTTTGCTGCTGCATTCACAGGAACATCGGCAGGAGCAAGAGTTTTGTCAATCAATGGCACGGGAGCGCCAGTAACTTGGTCGGGAGCAATATAGCCACCGCCAATGTCAAGATATTGCTGCGCCCGTTTAACGCGCAAGAAATCATCTTTTGCGTCCTTCGGGAGGCTATTGTAATATTGATATTCCCTAACGGCAGAAGGCATTTCCATTCCAGATGCGGCCTTTTCCCTAGCGATGATTAAATTAGCCAAGGCAGTTGGATCACCAGTAATCGCTGCCATTTTTGCCAATGCGCTTTCACCGGGTGATGCTTGCATCGGCCCCATTTGCCCATTTGTAGGAACGCCGCCGCCAATTTGCTCTGCAATTTTTGCCAATGCCCCGCGCTGCTCTAACTGGCGCTGTTCTTCACGCAACGCCATATCAAGGGTTTTCTTCTGATATTGGCTTGTAGGAGCGCCGTAAATCTTGGCTGCATATTCTGGATTGGCAGCAAACACCGCTTCATGTGGCCTGGCCTCTAAATCAGCCTGTGCGTTTTGACCATATTGGCCAAGCGCGGTCATGGCTTGTGAGAATAGTCCACCCTGTGGCTGACCTTGCGCCCTGTTTTGTGGAAGATTTGGTCTGCCCATCCAGTCCCATTCACCTTGCATCATTAGAAGAAGCTCCCAGACATGCCGTTGTAGCCGCCATAAGCACCTTGCGCGGCTCCAATTAACCCGCCGCCATCCATAGCGCCGCCGATACCGCCTGCAATTGCGCCAAGCCACGGTTGGCCTGTTGCCGCACCGATAAACGGCGCTGCGCTGCTTAAGAGACCGCCAAAACCGCCCTTGGTTTTGATCTTCTGCTCTTTAGAACCGAAGTTTCCAAATTCCGTTGGGATTTGATTAAGCGTATTCCAGCCCTGATTAACGAACTGCATAGGCGCTTGTTTTTGCTGTAAATCCAGTTCGCGCTGGTAATTACCAGCTGTAAGGGCATTTTGCGCGTCATTAACACGCTGCGGAATAAGGCCGTTCATGACCTGATTAATCGCCTGATTGTACTGATTGCCGCGCATCTGCCCGATATTATTCAGGCGGTTTTGCTCGACATCGCTTGTGCCTAAAAATGATCTGTTTGAACCTTGCTGGCCAGCGCGTGTTGCAGCCTGATTTACAAGGCTATTCGCGCCTTGCGCTTCCCTGTTCATTCCGCCTATGACATCTTGCTCATAGGGGTTCATAAACATGCCAATATCTTGTTGCAGGCTTGCTTGCGTTGGTGCAAATCCTGCGTTTAATTTAGCCAGCGCGGATTGCTCGCCGCCCGTTAAATCCATAGGGCGGTAGGTATCAAGCCCGGAACCATAAGGGCCGTACATGACAGCGTTTGTTGTCGCGCTTAAATCGTTATAAAGATTTTGATATGGCTTAGGTTGGGCATAAAAGCCCGTTGCTGGTATCGTGGTCGTTTTGCCGCTGAGTAATCCCATAGGAAGCCCCTTAGAACGAGGACAGGATGGCTCTACGCCATTCTGCTGTCCCTGCGTTATCAATTAAGATGTAAAGAAATGACGCGTCATAATTAAAATCGCCGACGCGGTCACCATCAGTTACATCTGCGGCTCCTGTAGGTACTTTACCCACTTTGCGGCCAGACATAAAGACATTTTTCAGGTTGGAAAAATCGTTAACATCGTTAATGCGCTCTTTAATTGCAAAGCGCATGAATTCCTTTTGATCTTCAGGGCTATCAGGACTAAGTGTAGGATATTGTTTCATTTTGGTGAGCCTTTCTGGATTTCTTCAAACCATGTCCCCATAGTCCAATCCTGATCGATGGTATCGCCTGACCATGTGTATTGATAAAACCGCGCTTGCCCTGCCAGAGGAACGCGCTCAGTGGTTGGGGTTATGGTTTCGGTTGCTGTAAATATGGTGCTGACAGATTGAGGATACTGATAACCGTTCGTAGTAAATGAAATGTTTTCAGTCTGGATATTGTCGGGAATGATTGCCTTTACGAGAATGTCATCCTTGCCATAGAACCGCTTATCGCTTGTAAGCGTCCATTCCATAGCCGCGCCATCGGCATTTACGCCCAATTCGTGCTGGTAAAGCGTCCCGACATTCGCCAAACGTGGGTTTTTAAGCTTAACATTGGGGTATTCAGCCGCAGTTCTGTCGAAAGTGTGGATATTCCATGTAAAATCCAGAATATTGACCACTACAACGCTGTCGCATTCGTTGCTTCCGGCTGATGGATAGTGAAACCAGACCTCGTTAAATTGCTTGTTATACCATGCAAAACACTTCGATTTTTGCCCGTAATTCAGATTTTCAAAGACGTAATCAAGGCATGTGCTTTCATTTTGTGAATTTGCCCTGATAACCTCTACCGTCCCACCCCGGAACATATAGAAATTCTCATTACCCATCCAGAACGCGATACCTTTGGCCGATACACGCGCCATCGGGGCAATAATGCCGATTGTTTCATCCAGCGGCTTGATCTCCCATACAAATGGGAGGCCGATATAACGCATGGTGTATGTCTGGAATTCTGTGAATAGCAAATTATAATCAGATACCGGACAATGGGACAAAAGACGGCTTGCGCCCTCAATATCATCATCAAATACCTGATTAACGCTTGAAGATGTCCACTCCGTAATATCGTTCTGGTCGCTGGCAAATACCCGGTTTTCAATCGCACCAGCGCCCAAAGTCACCAGTATATTATCGGAAACAAATATGTAATTTACTGCTGCGGGAGCATTAGTTACGAGTGCAGGCGCGGTTTCTGTATTGCCAAGCCACTGGTATACGCCTGTCTGGTTTCCGGGAGTTGCAACGATTGTATCTGCGTATCTATCAGCAAACCATATGCGCGGGAAAAGCCGCCCGGTTGTTGAAATAAGCGCCGTGCCATAAAGTCCGAGGCCGTATAATCCTGCGCCATAACCATAGCTTACAACTTCATTTAAGTTGCCAGCTGCTATTTGTTGATAGTAAATCGTTCCAGCACCGCCTGCCGCAGAAACGGATGATGTCGCTTCTCCGCTCGTCATAACGTCAAAGCTATCTGTCAAGACATTTCGGATAACAAATTCCAGATTGATTTCGGTATTTAAAATGCCGCCGAATGACGTTGCTCCGCTGATTTCTACCCTATCGCCATCAATCTGCCCGTGCGCTGCGTCTGTTACAGTCACAAGCCCTGACGTTCTGACAACCGCAGCGCCTCCGCCTGTTGCAGTCACTGGCATTGTATCTATTGGGACTTGGTAGGTTGTCGAAGTGACGTTTCTAATAATATGTGTTGCGTTTAATTCAGCATTCGGAACGCCGCCCGGATTTCCTGAAACGCCAGATAAAACAACCGTATCGCCATCTTGAAAAAGGTTCGCTTCGCTGTCTGTGATTGTGGCAAACAATGAGCCAGTTGTTACAGAAACAGGATTATTCGCCAGTGTCGCATAATGCGTTGCAAGGCTGTTTGCAATCGGTATGGATGTTGTCTGCGCCGGGGTGATATTCGTAAGGCGGGAACCAATCAGCCCATACAGACGTGTATTTGTGCCAAGAATGGTATAATATTTGCCGTTAATAACGTCCGTAAATATCGTGCGGATTGTGCCGTTTACGGTTGCGCCATAATCAAATTCAGACGCAAGCCAGCCGCCAATCTTCCCGGTTGCGCCCTCTTCAAACCTGATTTTGTCTGCATACGTATAATGACGTGTTGAAACCGCTGTTTTGTCGGTTATGGGCTGCACACCTACAACCGTATCAATTGGCCTTAGTTCTAAATCAGCCGCAGCCATGATTTTACCATTCTACAATAACGTAACCGTCAACACCGTCCTGAGATATTCCACCGCCTGCACCCGCCGTACCCTTTAAGCCAACCACAATCGTAAGTGTGGCTCCGATAGCGACAGTATAATCCTTAACCGCGTAGCCTCCGTTTGCTCCGTCAGTGCCGGGGCCACCGAAAGAACCGGATGTCTGCCAAGCTGCAACACCGCCGACAGAGCCGCCGCCAGTTAAGTTTAAATCGCCGTTTGTACATGTTCCATGCGCCGGGGCTGTGCTTTCAGAAAACGCTGCCTTGCCGCCTGCGCCGCCATTGGCTGTCACAAGGGTAACGCCGTCTGTACAAGTGGAATTTCCGCCTGCAGAGCCATCATTATCTGCACCACCGCCGCCGCCTGCACCCGCGACATAAACACGGACAGTTGTTGACTTGGTCGTGTGGGTTCCGTCAACTCTGAAATATTCACGCTGCGTTAAACCTGACTTACTGTACTTTGAAGCAATCGCCCATGATGTGCCGTTGCAAACCAGAGTAAAGGCAGTCCATTGATTTGTAATAACAACGTTTGCCGCGCCGTCAATTGTCTCTGCGCCTGAACCGTCAATCGTTACGCTGTTTGAAGAGCTATCGATTTTCTTGATCGTAACGCGGAAACCATCGCCAGCAGTTGCCGCAACTGGCAAGCCGACCGTTGCGACTGCGCCGGATGCATCAATCGTTACAAGCTTATTGCGATCACCAACAACAACGCTATAGCTGCCTGTTTGCGCATTTACCAAATCATTGGTAGCTGTGAGCATAAGGCTGTCGATGCTATCAAGGTCATCATTGAGATAACCGCCCCACAAATCTTGGTCTGTGGGGTCGTTCACACCAGGCTTGATAAGAGCGTAGTTAGTTGTCGTTGTGGACACTAATTCACCTACAGAATAATGACGTAATTATAAACGCTAGTATCAAGAGCAACGCCTGCAATCGTAAAGCCAGTGCCGGGTGTAATCGTCAGAACGTTCGGACGGGTTGGGGATACTGTGCCGCCGGGTGTTTTTACTGTCGTTACAACAACGGAATTAGTGGTAACAAATGGGTTTGCGACAACAACCGGAGTTGCGCCATTGCAAGTCCATGTGCCGGAGCGTCCTTTAAAAATGCGGTTCATGCCGCCTAGTGTTTCATTAGCCATTTTGTAGTCTCCTTATAATAATGCTGAGTTAAGTGAAAGTGATCCTGAACCGTCTGACTTGTCAGACATAACGCTTAATTGTCTGTATGCATCGTTGGCAGAATTTCTAAAATAGCTTTCCATCTTTTCGTCTTGTCTGAACTCTGCGATTAAATCAGCAACAGTCCAAAGACGCACAAGCCTTTCGGCATAATTTGTGAAATCGTTTGTATCGCTTGCATCCACAAGCGCGTCATATTCTTTTAAGTACGTCCGGTTTAATGTGTAATTCCTGTCAGGCAATGGATACATAACGTAATCCTGACCAACCCGCGCATAATATTGCGGTATTCCATAGCCGTTACCAAGCCAGAGATTGTTGTATTCTTGTTGGTTTATCTTGGTTAGCTGGTATCTCATATTGCTGTATTCAATATTCGCTGAACCGTTTTCTGAATTCCAAACGAGGATGTCACCCGTGTATGGAATGACCGCATCTTGCGCGGTCAAAGTAACCTGATCTTGAATTTCGTTGAACCAGAAGCGTCTGAACTTCCAGTAAGCTATCGTTTCATTGATAGCTGAAGCAACGTCCGATGCAGAAACAGCCGTATTTGAAGCGTCTAGGAGCCGCTTAGAAACTGCCGTCTGTAATGCACCGAACGTTGCCATATCAGCTAATTAACTCTGGTTGTTAGAGTTACTTACGCCAACACCGTCATAAGCGCCTTCAAAACTGAAAGCGATGTCCGCTGTTGCATCAGCATCAGCCGCAATCAACTGGACAGTAATCCAGCCCTTTGCTGCTGCCACGAAAGAAAGACCTTCTTTCTCGTCTACGGTAATAAAACCGCCTGACTGTGCTGCCGTTGAAAGAGAAGCCCACGCATCAACATCGTTCGTGTAAGTGACGTTGTCGTCATATACATAGCCGAGGTTAACAGTCGTAGTGCCTGCGCCGAAGTTGTTACAGTAAACAGATTTGTCACCGATAACAAAGCGAGCGCCTTTCTCGAAAGGAACAAGACCAACGTAAGAGTTAGCTGTCGTGCCAGATGGAACGGAAACCGTACCAGCGTAAACACGAGAGCAACCATCACGGTCAGACTTGACTTTCAGAAAGTCTTTGTATGTACCCGCATATTGGGTAGGTAGTACTGTTGGTGTAGTCATTGCTATATCTCCTTAGCTATGTGCTGCTGCGTAAGTTGCGATGACAAACACGCCAATGTCCGAAGAGTTGGACGCTACAGTCTTTTTCAGACCATAAAGCATACGACCTTCCAGACCTTTGAAGTATTCATAGTCTTTCAACTGGCTGAAGTACTTCAGGGCGGACTTCTCATCCGGGCGACCGAACGGAGAAGCATATGTCAGGGCATCACGACCAACGAGAACAGCACGGCGAACGGTTGTAATGACCGCAGACGTATCTGAACGCAGACCATACGCTACACGAGGTGCAGAGTAGATGTTTACGCCAGCATACTGACCCAGAGCAGGCATTGTATCAAACATGCCGATTTCCAGTTCGTTCTTCTTGCCGCCTGTGATTTTAGCAAGTTCAATATTGAACCACTGGATTTTACCAGTTGTATCTTGCTTAAGGTCAACGAGCTGTTGTGGTGAAACATACAGATCATACGTATCATCAGCAAAACGCTTGATTGGCTGGTCTGATGTATCGATGCTTTCAAGGGCATAGTCGATCAAGTCCAGTGTCATCGTGTTTGAAGATGTAATCGCCTGATCGTTGGCACCGCCGCCTGCACGGATAATCCGGTCAGAAGAAGGAGCAACTGGCGTGTTGTGGCCTTGCACGAACAACTTGTTCGAGCCTGACCATGTTGTGCCGTTCAGGGTGTACGATGTTGGGTTTGCACCAGCGAGTTGGTAAAACACTGCTGAATCCAGCAGTTCGAAATGACGGTTCGGGATAACCTTACGTGTCTTTTCTGGGAAGTCTACCAGTGTGCGCTGTTGTTCAATCGTATCATCATTCGGGTTAAGAACGCCGATACGAGTGACGTTAATGGCCATTGTAAAGCTGCCCAAATCGAGAGCTTCTTCGTTGCCATCAAGAGTACCACCTTCGCCGACAGGAATGCCTGTCAGTTTGTTGGTATAGTCGTAGGTGATTTGGTCGCCGCGAGCCTTTTGACCCTCGAATTCTGTCGCATAGTGTACTGCACCGCGAGAGAACATATGACCAAAGGCCACGCGCTGGCCGGGGTTAACCCAGTCTGCCGTTGACCATAGCTTACGCGTTAGCGCATTGGCTGAGGACATAGTTGTACTTGACATGGAAAATCCTTTGTCGTGTGAGTTGTTGAAAAACCAATTTCAACCGCTGACAAAGATAATTATAAGGGTCTTGAGTCCCCTGTCCGTACGTGGACGAAACGTTTCGCGATAGGCCAGTGCGTAGGCTGCGCTTGGATTTTAAGCCCCCAAGGGGCGCTGCCCGTAAAGTGAGCGAAGCTTTAGTTCTATCAAGAATAACAAATTATCCTGCTGTGAGCAAGCGCCTCTTTTCATCCGCTGATAACGCAGCCCATTCATGCACGGGCATATCAGCTGCAACTTCACGCGTAAGCTGTGGCATAGAGCCTGAACCCTTAGCGCCTGCCGTTCCAGCATTGCGCTTGCGATTGGCGGCAACTTTGGAAAGGTCTGGCTTTTTAGGTGCTGGCTCTTCTTCGCCATCATCAACCGGGGCTTTGTAGCCATAGCGTTCTTTTGATAAATGGTATAATTCTTCTGCCGGGTTCAATCCCTGACGGACATACTCTCCAGCCATGCGCAAAACCCGATCTTTTACCTTTACCATGACTTGTTCAGGCGTAAGATGAGGCTCTAAGTTTGAAATGGATTCCGCTATTTTGCCGTTAAAGTGATCGGCAACTTGATCGAAATCAGAAACCGATGCTTTAAAATCTGCCTCAATAGCCTTGAATTCTTGGACAGCGGCAGTTTCCAGATTTACAGCTTGATACTGCTGCTCTTGGCTTTCTTTCCATGTTTTTAGTTCTTTGATTTCCTGTTCGCGCTGCTGGTCACGCCATGTAAACCACGCCACAGGGTCTTTGGCCTTGTCTGGTTCTGCCGCAGGGGCTTGCACTTGTGGCGGAATAACCGGAGCAACAACCGCAGCAAGTCTGGCTTCTAACTCATCAGCTCTTCTTTTGTTGGCCGCCGCTTCCCGGCGCAAACGGATATAGCCGGGAGCGTCTAATTCTTCTGTCTTTTCGGCCTCTGCTGGCTTTTCCTCAACCTTTTCTTCAGCCTTATCCTGCGGTTCATCCGCTGCATCGTCAGCTTTTTCTTCTTCCGCAGCTTCAACAACTTCCACCTCTTCAGCTTTAGCTGGTTCGCTTTCAACCTTTTCGGCTTCAGCGATTTGCTTCGTTAAATCTTCGATTTCCTGCTCAAGTACGCCCATGATTTCTCCTAGATTAATGGGTTAGATAGTAACTGTGGCCTTTTCGTAATCCCCAGAGCGAATAAGGTCATTTTCAAGCCCCGTATTCGCTGCTTTTTCAAGTTTCTCCGCCTGACTTGCGGCCTCTGTATTAATCTTTGCCTCCGTATAGGCGGCTTCTGCATTGGTTTTACGCAGCATTGCCTGACTTTGTTCAGACATAAGTTCCTGTAATTGCGCCTGTAACTGCTGGAATTGCTGCAAAGGCACGGTTTCTTGTGGTTGTAAGCTTTCAACCAGCCTGTTACGGACATCGCCGTCAATCGGCATATATTGCAGGCTTTCAGCATAGAATGTAGTCGATGCAGGATTGCCAACGGCTGCAAGTTTGCCGGCCATCGTGCCAAGTAGAACGGCGGTTTCCTGCTTATCTTCAGGTGTTTGCGGGGCTTCTTGAACGGTCACAGCATATTCAGCGGCAAGCATGTCTTGTGAGACTTGCATAAATTCTTCTGTGCCATCTTCCCCAGTAATCATAATCAAAGCGCCGACATTGTTCTCAACCCACACCGGGTATAGGTCAGCGCAGAGCCTTGCATCTTCTTTCTGGTACAAAGTGATGCTGTCAAAATAACGCGCCATCTTTGAAATGATCTGCCTGATACGGCGCTTATATAAAATACCTGACTGATCTTCCCTGTCCATCGCGCCAAGGAACGCAGGGTCAACGCCAGCCTGTGAAATAGCCGCATCTGATAGCTGGATGATGTTCTCTAACCCCGTAGGCAAAGCCCCTTGGGTTTTCTGCATGATCTTGCCGCCAGAAATAGCGCCCGATCTAACCTTGATAACCGCGTCCGTCTTAGCCCATTTGCCCTCAAAGTCCGCGATGCTTTCAACCGCATCCTCTTCCACCATAACGCCGCCCTTGGAATTGACGGCAATGGTAAACATCAATTCTGTCAGGGCTTTGTTGTAGTATTTCTGTGGCTCCATCATGGAATTAACCATGCCGACCCAGATTTTATTGGAAGCGTTGTATGTCCCGGTTTTAAACTTAATCGAGAACCCTTGCTGGCTGATAGACTTGAACGCACTGAATACGTGCTTGCCAGATATTACAGCGGTGTAAAAACATTTACGCTTGAAAGCAACAGGTTCAAGCATCTTGCCAAACTCTTGAACGAGCTTGCCTTTTGTCTTTTCATCAAAGATAAATTCTTCCGCAGTCGGGTCGAATTTAAACATATCCTCGACTTCGTACCCTTCAGGGCCGTGTTGCTTGATCTCGCCTGCAATAATATCCAGACGCGCCTTGATAAACAAAGCATCCAGAGGGTCGGTCGCTAGATAGAGAGGATTATAAGCCTTGTAGACAGTCTGGTATTCAAACCACTGGTGGTTATAAACCCGGACTTTGTTTTCTTCTTTATTAGACCATTCGCAGCTATCTTCCATCTTGATCTTGTCATAAAGACCGCCATATGGATTATAGACATAGCCTGTATCCATACCTTCAACAGCTGCGACTTTCTCAAAATCATCTTCAGTGCTGTCTTGGAATAATTCCAGTGCGTCCTTCAGGTCGTAATCATCATAATAACCAGACCATCTTGCCTTAATCAGGTTCTTATCGACTGCTGCCGGATCCCAGTAAACCGTGCGCGGGTCTAGTTTAACCTTGATAATCTCGCCGTTCGGAAGGGTCGTGGCATTGCCGACAAGGTAGGATAAATCGGTCTCAATCGCTCCATATCCGCAAATCATCATATCTGCGTCTTGGTCGGTCTCTAATTGGTCTGCGTTGGTATTGTCCCGGTGGTATGTATGCAGCGCGTTCATTTTTCGGGAATAAGTATTCTGTTCCTTGCTATCCGTCACATTGGCTATGTATTTAGCCTGCCTGCGGTTTTGCGCCATAAAGCCAACAACAGCATCAACATTGGATTGCACCTTGTTAAAGTTAACCATGGCGCGGTTTTTCTTGCCAACCGTGTCAAGGAATTGAACCACCTCGCGGTATTGCATGGCATCGCCGTCATAGAACGCCTGACAGGCAAGGGTGTTGTTAAGCTGGTCAGCTAGACCCTTGCGCGAAGCGTCCCGTTGCTTCTTGAACAGCGCAGCGATGTCAGATTTACTTTTCAATTAAAAGCTTTCCCATCCGTCATCTTGTGGCTCTGGCGCAAACGCCAGTTCTTTCATGCTCATTTTAGGCTTAGGAAATACCATAAATAATTCCGGTTCATAAATACGGCTCAACGCATCCAGCATATCATCAAATCGCGCCCGTGGAAACGTTGGCATTTCACTATGAATTATTTCATGCACTAAGTCAAACGATCTGCCCTCGCCGTCAACGTAGTGCAAAGTCTGCGGGAAAAACCAGCGCCCGTTCTGCATGTCAGGGACAAGGCGCATGATACGTTCTTCCTTGGACATGGCACCGCCTAACTCAACCAGACTGAAGTTGTAGGCATCCTGCGCCATCTTATCCCGGATGTAATGGGTGTCGGTCATCATACCATATTTCTCGTATCCAACCTTCGGGCTTTTACCCGATAGGCCAAGCCATTTACGATGCAGCATAAACAAAGTGTTAACACGGTCTGTCGGGTTGAGCCTGTCCCGGATAATATCAAGCAAATAATAATTGCCATCAGGTGCAAGGCCGACAACCATAAACGCCGACCAGTCCGATAGTTTCTTTTTCTTCTTGTTAATATCCTCGCCGCCAGACGGGTCAACAAGAATGACAATGTTCATTTCCTTCGGCTTAATGCCGCCTGCATTGTACCTACCTATCCATTCAGGCTTGAACGCACCCCCTCCGATGGGAACGGGTTCTTGCATATACTGGCCAGAGAAATGATATTCACCTAAGTCAGTCTTAAGCTTATCGAGCGCCTTTGCGTCTAATCGTGGCGTGAGATAATCACCCGGTTCCATGACCCACTGCCTGCCGCGCAAATCAATAACAACTCTTGTTGTGGCATAGGCTGGAAGCTTCAAGTGATAATATCCGCCATCTTTAAGCAAATCCCCTGTCGGGTCGGCATCGTGCAATCTTTGCATAATCATAACCAACCGCCCTTCGGAGAATTTATTATAACGCGAGAAAAGCGTTGATCTGATTTCGTTAATCGCTGTGGTTCTGATCTGGTCTGATACGGCTTCGCGTGGGTTCAGCGGGTCATCGATGACTAGCGTTGAACAGCCAAATCCAGTAATTGTCCCGCCGATACCAGTGCCTTTATACTGGCCGTTCATGGTCGTGGTAAAATAATCCTTCTTATTCATGTCGTCTGATATTTTCGTGCCGGGAAATACATCGCGGTAGAAATCAGACTGGATAAGCTGGCGGCACTTCATGACGTTACGCTCAGCTAGTGAGTGTGCGTAAGCAGCGCCGATAAACTGGTGGGATGGCGTTCTGCCCATAACCCACGCCGGGTATAATTGCGCAACTTCTACCGACTTCAGGCAGCGCGGCGGCTCGTTAATGATAAGATGTTGAACCTGACTATCACCCTCGAATTGGGCTTGAAGATGTTCAGCGATGCAATCGAAATGCCAGTTATATTCAAACGGCGTTCCCGGCTCTAGGATATTAAACCCCTTGGTTCCGAACGCTGCAAAGGTTGTACGGCTAACAGCCCTCAGCGCATCATAATCACTGTCCATCCTCGACCTCTGGCGGAGGGGCTTCGGCAATCGCAGTCCATTCGTCTTTAGTTATGGCTTGGCCGTTGTGCTTGTAGACCAGCGCGTTCTTCTGACGCTGTATGCGTAGGCCACGTACTTCCATGTCTTTTGCTGAATACGTCATTTCATTATATTCTCTGCACACTTGAGAACGGTTCGCAGTGGCATTCTTGTTGTGCCTGTATCTTCCCTCTTGCCCCATTGCATACGCCAGCGTTCTGGTTCAGGAAACGTAACATGCAATCCGCGCTTGATATGCTCTGATAATATTTCGTTGATTGTCTTTTGGTCACTCGACCGGGCAGGAATTTTAGTCATCAGCCGTGCGTCATATTCCGGCCTTGGAGGCGGCGGGTCGGCCTTGGCAACCATCGCGCCCTGCTTTAGTTCGATTTCCTGAATAAGCTGCACGGATGTCTTGCTTGTAAGGTCAGCAATACCAAAGCTCTGCGCTATTTGCCTAAGGTCATGGATTGATTTTTTGTGAAGCATCTAGCCCCACATTACAATCTCATTGCCATCCTTGAAGCCCTTAAGCGAAACCTTGCCACGGGATACAATCTGCGCCTTTTGCACAATCGTACGCAGCGGAGTGGACATATGGCCTGAATCCTCTGCGCCCTTGCACCTGAAATGCCATGTCTGGTCATCGTCAAGAAACCGCGCTTCAAACCCATCTTTAACAGAGTTTTTAATCGCATCTCGCACTTCATCAGGCGTGTTGATCTTGGCAGGAGGCGGGGCGGCACGCTGCGCCGGGTGCTTCATCGCATCAGCAACAAACGCAACGGGCTGCTGCATGATCTGGTTGATGATGGTTTCAGGCGCGGCCTTGTGGTGCGGTTTAATGTTCAGAGTGGCTGCAATTACAACCAGCTCTTCACGGCTCTTGCCAGCTAACTCCTCCCGGTTCATTGAACGCTTTCCTGTGTTGGTTCATCCAGTTCTTCGGGCGGGTTCGATACCCACGCAACGAATAGCTCTGCTGTTTCCAATACCTTATCAGGCGTTACCGGATTAGACTTATGCGCTTCAAGTGCGCGGTCAAGCGCCCATGCTTTCATTTGTTCGCCGTACTTAGCTTTTTGGGGTTCCATTTTTGTCTCCTAGACCTTTGGAAAGTATATATCTATTTATAATCTCTTGATCGGTTGATTGCAAGGCGATTGCAACGGGATTGTTCTGGTCGCCAGCAAGCTCTAGCTTCTCGCCGTATTTCTTGGCTTTTAATTTCGAGGCAACCCACTTGCGGGTATCAAGCCTTAGCCGGGAACGCTGGACATGCTCACCGTTTAATTGCCATCCAATATTTTCACCCTCTTTGCTGTGTTTTTCCATCCAATCATTCGTGCCATCGTCAGCAATATCAAGCATTTCCTCAACTAAATAATCAGCTGATTCAGCTTTTGCTTTTTCGTATTGTTTAAGAAATTCTGGAAACTTGCGCATCCATGAAAACACAGTGACACAGCTAGGCATATCTTCTGCCTTGCAAGCAGTTCTAAGTGAAACACCCTGAGCCAATTCGGCACAAAGCTTATCGGCTATTTCTTGCGTATATTCACAGGGTCTACCAACTGGATTTGCCATGCATTAACCACTAAGCCACAAAACAACTCTGATTATCGTTTGACGGCTCGAACGTGTACATGCACGAACGAGGCATGTTTAGCATCCCTACAAGCTTGTTCATGGGCAGTATTCTTAGCAAGACTTGCCGCCTTTTGTTGGTTTGCCTTTGCCTGATTTCTTTGTGGTCTTTTTCATGATGGCTCCTTTTTGACAAGTTTCATACTAACCTAAATCCATCCCCATGCCAAGCCTATCGCAAAGCCCTCTGCAATTAGGAGGTGTCCGCATATCAGGGTGTAGAGCAACAGCATTAGGGGCGAACTGCCAAAATACTTTCAATGATAGCCCTAAACGCTGGCCTTAATTCTTCAGGGTCTTGTTCATTAAGCGGAAAATCAAGCCATCTACCCGCCAATTTGCTTCCTAATTCCGTTTAGCGCGGCGTTCGCGTTCTGCCACCGCGCTTCCGGAATCACCCCGGAATCACTGCTGCGGCATTTTAGCGCCTTTCTGAACTGGTCAAACGGCCATTTTTTCGCTGCGGATTTTTCTAAGAATTGCAACGCGGCCTCAACTTCGGCCGTGTTCATGTCCTCGTCACGGCATCGCGATAAAGCATCTTCCAAAATAGCGACTGCATCCCGACGCCCAAGCCTGTCGGCCATATCCTCCGCCCAAATCCCGAAATGCTTCACTCCTAAATACGGCCTGTCGAACATAACGAGAACATCTAGGCCGATTCATCCTAGGCGACAATGGGACAAAAGGGAACCCTTTCTGCCCTTTCAACTCGTGGCTGCAACTCATTGAAAAGAAAAGAGCGTTGACCGACCAAAAGGGCTAGGGCACAATTTCACAATGAAAATCGGCTATGCCCGCGTCTCCACGGATGAACAGAACCTCGCCCTGCAACTCGACGCGTTGAAGGCGGCAGGCTGTGACCACGTGTTCACTGACCAAGGCGTCAGCGGTGCTGTAGTTGAGCGTAATGGCCTATCGCAGGCTATTCAGGCCGTGGGGGCTGGTGACGTGCTGGTCGTTTGGAAGCTCGACCGTCTCGGTCGGTCGATGGCGTTTCTGGTCAGTCTCATCGAAAAGCTGCGACGTGATGGCGCGGGATTCCAAAGCCTGACAGACGGAATAGATACAACAAGCGCCGCTGGGAAATTGGTCTTCCACATCATGGGCGCTTTAGCCGAATTCGAGCGGTCGTTAATAGCCGAACGCACACGCGCCGGAATGGCCGCTGCGAGACTTCGAGGTAAACACGTGGGCCGCCCTCGCCGCCTGACAGTTCAACAAATTGCGCACGCGCGTGAGCTTATCGATTCTGGTCGAGAGAGTAAAACCGCTGTGGCCGCATTGTTCGACGTTGATATCAAAACCATTCGCCGCGCTATTGCCACTTCGCCGTCACGTCAAACTCAATGAGTTCCTTCTTAGAATTTCGCTTCCTGATGGCCCGGCACGCAACGTCAGTGAATCCAAGCTCACGCAACATTTCAGCGTAAACATCCTCTACCGGAAGAAGCACGCCGTAAAAAGTGGAGTTGCCGACGATGTAATGCAACTCGCAACCATCTGCCAGCACGGGCGACAAGTTCCTAAAATGAGCCCACATATCGTCAAAATACTTGGACACATAATTCGCAAGCAGTTCGCCGTTTTTGTTGTCGACGTGTGATATAGCGTTCACAACACGCTTTAGCGACTTGCTTTGAAACTCGCCCTTAGACGGCTTCCATTCAATCAGTCGGCTGGTTGCCACGCCCCATGTGCCACCGATAGCCTGCCAGTCCATCTCGCCAGCATCACGCCCATTTACCAAGAACCCAAGCCAATACATATATGGGCGCAGTTCCCTAATGTAAGACATCCGATTTGCATATGGGGGAGATGTGATAACACGATGGAATTTGCCTTTGACGCATGACTTTGCATTGCGGCTGTCACCAAGCACTATTTCGGCGCTGCCGTCTGGATTGTCTGCCGCTCCATTCAACACGAAGTCCACGTCAGCCCTAAACATTCCTGGATAGTCTATTTCCACCTCTAACGGAAGCTGCCCGGTATCTTTAAACGACATTGACTGATGGTTAAACGCTGCATTCGACGTTGCTATCAATGTTCGGCAAAACGCTACCATCAACAAAGTGCGTTGCTGTGAATTTTGCTCTGATGCATCATAAATCGCCTGACGCAAATGGCACAAGAAGTCGAGAGCGGTTGGATTCCACCACCTCTCGATATTGTGCAACGGCGGTGCTGGTTGAGGGACTACCTTTTTTCGACTGCACTTCTCTAAAACCGCTCGTACCGCTGCTTTGGTTTTGGTGAGTGAATCATGTGAGTAATAGTCCGTTTTGGCCTTACCTAACCAGACCAAAAATGGGTTGATATCGGTCGTTATGCCTTCGTGACCGTGATAAGCCGCGCTCAAAGCAGTGGTGGCGGTACCGCAAAACGGGTCAAAAATGCGCAGCTTGCCGGAGCATTGTTCTATAATTTCCTCAACAACTTTGACCGAGTATGCTGGCGTAAGCCTGAGCCATCCGTGCCGCCCCGTCTTAAGGTTGTGCTTGTGTGTATAATCGGCGCGTTGTTTTAGGGCGGCGTGCGTCATGTCGTCTCCGGTGCTAGCAGTGCTTTTAGGACAGCATCTATTTCCGTCCGAAGTGCGACGCTGTTACGATTGAAGAATCCGGCAAGGTCATAACCGACCACTTGCTGCATAAAGTCGTATGTGGACGTTAGCGGGTCATTGCCGCCTACGATGCCGGTGACGATAGCCCATTTTTCCGCTCTATAGCGCAACAAGATATCGCCGTCAATTTGGGCGGACAAAATCACTGCGCACGGGAGATAGCCTTTCGTATACGCGGTAGCTGCATTCGCTTATAGGCCACGTCTATCATTTCTTCGGTGATCTCGAAATCTTCGGCTTTGGCTTTGTCGCAAGCATGGTTTTCACCACAGCCTGAAACTGCGGGTCTTTCGGTGGTTTTGGTTTCTTGTTCATCGTTGTGGGTTTTCATGTTGCCTCTGGTTCTACCTAAACGCCTTTTTGAAAACCATGAGTCGAAAAGGGCTGGGATCCGAGATCGACGAAAAACTGCATGAAAAAATAGAAAACCCCATATATTTCAATTATTTGAGGTCGGATCCGGGGCACGCTTATGAGGCCGATTGCTGGCAGAAGCAACTGTTTCCAAGTTGGAAATAGTTCAAAATGAAGCATGCCTTCCCTTTCATGGTTAAAATGTTTGAACCGGGGCTAGGTTGCCAATCTAGCTTTGTTGTGGCGCTCCTACAGTTTCGCTCTGCCTAACGGAGCCCGGTTCATGTGAGAACTCTGCCTGCCCTTAACGGGCAAACCCTCGTTTCCAAGGATCGTCAAAACTCAGAGCCCTCGCATCAACCGCGCATTTGACCAAAGGATGATTTTACATCCGTCTTTTCCGGGCTACGCGGGAGAACTAAATCTTAAACCCGCTTTACCTATCCGGCTCGCGTCCGGCTTCGCTTTGGTCGTTACGCAGAGGGGAGAGCGTTTTTTGTTTTGTTTCCCGAAACGCACAAGGGAAAAATACAAGGGTTTTGTATGGGGAGTATGTTGGCAGAAGAAATAATTAATTTCAAGCGCCTTTAGAAAACAATTTCATCTCCTTTTACGAAATCAAATTCACCGCGTTGTGCGGGCTGCGCTGCCTTGACAGGCTGCAAATTGGTTAACACGCCTTTGGCGCTTATGAAATTAGCGATTTCCTCGAGCGTCCATATTTCCAATGGGATGTTGCTTCGCTTGTTACCCTGCAACCGGGCAGCGTCATGGCGAGTTGCGCATATGGCCAGCTCCTTGCCGCAAGGCATACGCACCGTCCACGCTACAGGCGCACCATGCGGCTTATGGCCTGCCTTGATCGCTGCCGCCTCTAGGGCTTCATACCCGCGCCTTGTGCCTTCAAAGAGTTCAGGCATGACAAACAAATCGCTGGTGGAAATCGCGGCATTAATCTTTTCAATTTGCCGTCCCCATTTCTGCCGCAGATCATCAGGGACAAGGGTGTGCAATACGGAAACCCCCCATCTTGCCTCATATTCCACATTGAGGCTATCGAGCTTATCAATCCATTGCTGCATGGCGTAGTCTGTTCCTGTTAATTCCATTCGCTCAATCCATCCTTTCAAACTATTTTTAAACATTTTCCAATCTACCTATTGACTTCAGACACGCTATATGTTACGCCTTAGCGTGTTAAGCACGCGTCGGCGTAAACATGCGTAAATCCGTAAAAAACCCCAATTATTAAAACTAACCTATTGATTTCATTCATTATTATACCCTACACATAAAAAGCAAATATGATATATTTCAATGGGTTAGCAACCAGACGCCGCCAGCATTAAATCCGATTAAATTCTTGTCTCTCAAGCTAACGCGCACTGCTTTAGTGGAACGAACAACATTGCTTTCGCCATCCTTATTGTACATCTTGTCGTAGCCCATTTCCTGCAAGACTTCGGCCAGCTGGTCGAAGGTAACGGTCTTTAATGTGGGGCCATCTTTATATGGCGTTCTGTCCTTCCCGTATAGGTCAACGGCCTGAATTATGGCTTCATGGACGAACCGTTCTTTTGCAGATTGAGCGCGTTCTTTTGGCGCGTCATCAACCACGGCATCAATTACAACGCAGCTTGATATTTCTTCTGTAAAACTGTTCAGGCCGATAACAACGCGCTCAAGGCTAAAGGCCTTATCGCCAATCATTTCCATTTCACGCTGTTTTACAAATTTAACAACACTATATTCAGCGTTTTCATCACGGCTTATTTCTATTTCCGTATCAACTGCGGCTCTAAGGCTTGAATGGCCTCTTGCCCCTAAAGCCTTGTTCTTGCCTGAGTGGTGAACAAAGGATAAATGCGCTTCAGTTTCCCGGCGTATCATATCGGCGTAATAAACAAGTTTACCCATATCCTGCCCGCTATTTTCATCGCCGCCAGCCAGCGCACGGGCGAGGGTATCTATGACAACCAGCTTAGGGTCGCCTATGTCATCTTGGGCGGATTTAATCAGGTCTATGAATTCAGAAATATTTGTGCTTTCTGAATAGAAGTCCAAGGCGCATGGCATCATGGCAAAGGGGATGTTTTTATCGATGCTGTGCTTTTTGCAATAGGCTTCAAAGCGCCCTGATAACCCTTTCGCGCCTTCAAGGGCTGCATACATCACCCCGCCCTGCTTTGTGCGATGACCGCGCCAGTCAATACCCCTTGCGACATGGAACGCCAGATCGGTCATAAAGAAGGTTTTACCGCAGTTGGATTCCCCGTAAATAACGCTTAGTTCTGATTGGCCTAAAACATCTTTAATTAGTGAGACATCATCCTGATTATATTTTATATCCCGCGCCGGAATATAAAAAAGGCTTTGCGCCTTGGCTTTGGGCTCTTTAAATTCCCCGGTTTCCGGGTCATGCGCTTCTCCGCGATTTTCCGCGCTTTTCCGCGTTTCCTCGCGATAATTGCTTTTAGCCCTGTAATTATTAGGATCGAACCCACCGTTTTTGGCATGGTAAAATATTGTCCCTATAGTTGTCCCGCGCCCTTTGAACGAATCCCATTTCTTGCGAAGCTCAACCGAGCCGGGATAATTGGAGCCACCTGCCGACCAGCTATCAAATATGGCAAAAGGTAGCCCGTGGTCTTTAATGGCCATGCCAATTGATAGCCAGTCATAATATGGGCTATCCGGGCTGATATGCCGCAGCATGTTTTCAACGTCCTGCCTTGAGAACCCGTCTGTATTGATATTAAGGCTGCGTGGCTGTTCTGTAATGGGCAGGGATTGCGGCATGGGCTTTTCATCTGGGTAGGTAGCGGCCAGCCTTTCAAGCGCATGGGGCGGCATCCATGATGTGCTGCGGCCCTCCACGGCCTCCGTTATGCGCCCCTCCTTCTTAGGCCATGCGACGCAGCCAGCTACCCTCATAAGCCTTGTACAGTTATGGGTTCCGGGATCGCCGCCAAGGGCTTTGATTAATCCTTTATTAACACTTTCTAATTTAGCTTTATCTGTGCACAGGGTTTCAAGCGACCACCATAAATGGCTGCGTAAATTGGGATTTCGGCCAGTGACCACATAATAATTGGGAGGGGCGTTTTTATAAGTTTCCTTTAAAGCATCTGTGCTTTCAATTTTATCAAGGTCAACCCAGACGGCATTAGCTGCATAGAAATCCTCTGCCCTTGCCCTGCCACCCCTTGATTGTATGCGCTCGTTAATGTCCGGCACGAGGATGGCGGCAGTTGTATAGATATTATCGCCTGCCGTGTTCCACTCGAAGGCTTGAGTTGCCGCCGAATCAATATCTGTGACAGGGAAATATTTAGAATTATTCAGGCGGCTGATCTCGATAAAACCATTACTATATTGCGCCGGGATGCCTGAAAACAAAAACGAAAGGTGGGATTTAATAACCTTTAAATCAGGGGCAAATATATTCTGGATTTTATTAGCTGCCATTTATCTCCCCTTAAGAATTTTATTAGTTGACAACCAGAAATCTATAGGCTAAAAAGGGGCAAGTCAATACAAAAAAGGGTAAATGATGACTACCATCTTTAACACTAAAGAAGCGGCAAAATACTTACGCTATAGCGAGGTAACGCTCGAACAGTGGCGTTCCCAAGGTAAGGGGCCGCGCTTTCACAAGCCAGAGGATAAAATTCTTTATTACAAAGCAGACCTTGATGCATGGGTACAAGGAAAGGGAGATCAATGACACCCGAACAAATCAAACAGATGATGATTATCGCAGCCGCCAACGGCGATTGGAAACATTATCACAGGCTGAAGGCGAAGTTATGACGACATATACATGCAAATCCTGCGGAACCATAGACGAGCATTGCGTTGTCTCCGGCAAAGGCCCACATGCTTATGAAATCAAATGCTGTGAATGCGATAAGCATATTAAATGGGCATCAAAGCTTGACATTGAAAATATAAACATTGAGCAAATTGCGACAGAAATAAAAGCAGCAGAATGGGCTGCGCTTACTGCGGCAAAGCAAGGGAACTTTGGCGAGTTCATGGCGCAGACAAATAAAATAGATAAATATATGGAGAAGCTATGAGCGGCTTTGAAAAGCACGGTCTAAAGCATACCTCCCCTTCTGCCCTTAATATGTGGGCTGACTGCGCTGGCGCATGGGCTGCGAGATATTTGTATAATAAAAAACTCAGCTTTGGCGTTGCTCCGCAAATTGGGATGCTGGTTGAACAGGTCTGCGCTCAGGTACTTACTAAAACCATGGATTTCGATTATGCGCTAAAACTCGCGCACGATAAGTTTAATAAGGACAACGCTTTAAATACGTCCGCTAAAGACCGGGAGCGCATTAGTGATATTGAAGCCATGGCAACGCTTGCCATTAAGGAATTGGAGCCCTATGGCGTTCCGCATTTTGATAATTGTGTGGTGAATGGCCGCAAGCAGCAAAAGGTGGAATTACTGTGCAAGGGCGATGGATGGGAATTGCCTGTAATCGGATTCTTGGATTTCGTTTATCCAGATCAGGGCTTGGTCATAGATTTAAAAACCACGCTGCGTATGCCCTCTACCATGTCAGAGGCACACAAGAGACAGGCTGCAATCTATAAACGCGCAATGGGCAACCATCATACACGTTTTTTATACGTCACTCCAAAGAAATCACAGTTTCACGATCTGGAAGATGAAAAGCCAATTCTTGAAAACGTGAAGCAGATTTTAAACCGTCAGGAAAAGATGCTTGCGCTGCATGACAAGGAAACGCTGCGGCAGATATTGCCTGTTAATACAAGTTCATTCTACTGGAATGGATGTGAGAATGTTTCAAAGGAATTATACGGCCTCTAAGCCGTGCAATCGCTGGCAACTGGCGTTTAGTTGCAACAACGCTAACGCTAACTAAAAAGGAAACTAAAAAATGCTAAACCTATCAACGCAATCCGGTAATTACGATTCTTGGATAAAATGGAATTCCAAGGCAGGCCGCTTCTATGTAAAAGGTGAGAATGGTGAAGTCGAAGTTATGCCAACAAGCTTTATTGCCGATCTTGAAAACATTAAAACAGGATGGCTGCATTTTCAGGCAGGCCAAGCTCCAAGCCGTATGTGGGATGAAAATCTTACAACACCGTTGCCGCAACCTACACCCAACCATAAGCGTGGGTTTTCTTTGCGCCTGTTTAGCAACCAGACATTCGGCGGCATAGTCGAGCTATCATCCAGCTCAATGCATTTGTGTGCTTCAATATCTGATCTCTACACGGCCTTTAATAATGATAAAGGCAATCATGCTGGTCAGGTTCCTGTTGTTAAATTTACAGGATCGACAACCATGAAGGACGCAAAAGGCATGAACTATAAACCAAATTTCATCATCGAAAAATGGGTTGCGCGTCCGAAGGAGCTGGAAACTACGTACGAGCAATCTGTAACGACTTCCGCGCCTGTTCAGCAACAAGCGCCTGCTGCACCAGTATCCACTGGCGTATCGGAGTTTTAATCATGGAGCGAGCCGGGGGACAAATGCAGGAGTTTGAAACCCCCGGTCGCATCACCTTGGCGAAATGCCGGGAGATATGCGCGAGGCATGGCAAGATGTTTGAGAAAATCCGCGATTGCAGACATGCGCTGAAATCCGACATCCCGGCATTGCAGGAGATGATTATATACTTGCGTGAAGAAAAGAAATGGAGCTACCCGGCCATCGGGCGGTTTCTCAAGCGCGATAATTCAACGATTAGATGGCATGTGAGGGAGTTTATGGATGGGGAATAATATAATCGGCATTGATGTTGGCATGTATGGCTGCGTTGCTTTTTATGACGGCACAGAATTAATTTTAAGAGATATGCCTATACACGAAAGAAATAAAACAAAGCGCATAGATTGCCATGCTTTGAAAAAAATATTTGATGAACTTATGCCAGTTGACCATGCTTTTGTTGAGCAAGTAAATGCTTTCGGCATGGGTGCTTCTAGTGCGTATAATTTTGGATGGAGCTGCGGAGTTGTTGAAGCGATATTGGCAAGCCTCGATATACCATTTTCTTACGTATCCCCTATGAAATGGAAAAAAACCATGGATTGCCCAAAGGAAAAAGATTCTGCTAGGTCTAGAGCTTCGCAATTGCTTCCAAAATTCTCCCACAACTGGGACTTGAAAAAGCATGATGGCAGGGCAGAGGCCGCACTGATTGCGTTGTATGGGTTTAACGATAGGGAGAGAGCATGAAAACTAAAATCCGCAACACCCTTGGCATTCTGGGTATTTGTTTTATCCTGTTTGCCATGATGAGTATAGTTTACCAAATGGGGTACAATAACGCCGCCATGGAGAAAATTGATGATTAGCAAGCCAGACCCGGAACAGCTTGAGCGCGTAGAGCAAGCAATCGCCGCCTATCAGCTAAGGGCGGATAAGCCTACGGTGCATTAGCTGTAGAAATCGACTTCTGTTACCTGATTATTGGTTAATTTCTTGATTCGCCCCATGGCCTTTTTACGGGGTATATTTCGCCCTTCCGTCCAGTTCAATACGGCAGGCTGCGTGACCTTTAACATATCAGCCAGCTTATTAAGGCTTATTCCCGCGTCCTTAGCCCATTTTTTCAGTTTCATTCGTATTCCTTTTTGCTAATATGGGTACTATAAAATT